CCAGAACAAAAAAAGAACTTACCTTATTTTGATATGTTTCCTTTAGTTTTTCCATTAAGAAGATTGGATGATGGATTCACAGGTATAAATGTTCACTATCTTCCACCTGCTTTCAGAGAAGATTTTTATAATATATTTTCACGATTTGCAACAAATGATGATATAGACGAAAAGACTTTATATAGAGCAACTTGGTCTAAAATATCAAGATTTAAAGTAATACGTCCACTAATAAGAAAATATACTTATAAAAGTGTTAGGTCTCGATTTTTAATATTAAATGCAACTGAACTTCCAATAGCACTACTATTACCACTTCAAAGATTCGTAAAACCAAACACAAGATTCAACAGAAATATAGTTCAAAATATGAAAGTGATTCGACAAGTCTATATAAATAGCAGGAAACACATTCGTTTTGGAAAAAATTTTAAAGGGATTAAAAGCGTAGCGTAATGGGAAATTTTTGGGAAGGTTTAGGATATTCAGTAATTAATGAATTTCTGGGTTTATTTCTAAGCAGAGATGGATTAGCAAAATCAGCACGATACGAAGTAGTAATCGGCCCACCATCTGGTATTAAAAGTGGTGGTGGTGGTGGCGGTACACTTAGTGCAATTAGTCAAGCATTAGACGGCAATAATAACACAAGAGCAATTTCTTATAATGCAGAAACAATTGCTTTTCCTGGCAGAAATCTTGAAACAAAAGAAGATTTATCTGGATATGGGCCAATAAGAAATGTTGTTATGGGTTCAACCTATGAAGATTTATCAGCAACATTTTATGTTTCCAATGACCACAAAGAACAAAAATTCTTTCACGAATGGCAAAATACTGCATACAATATGAACGCCGGCGATAATTTCGGTGCTAACTATTATTATAATTATGTAGGAAATATTGATATATATCAATTGGATGAAAAAGATACAAGAAGACTTGGTGTAAGAGTTATGGAAGCATTTCCAAAAACAATTGGTTCTATTGAAATGGGTTATGCAAATGCAAACCAAATAGAAAAAATGAGTGTTAGTTTCGCATATAGATATTGGGAAATTCTTCCCGGCGGTGCTGGTAGTAGTTTCCTAAACAGATTAGCAAATATATCAATCAACCAAGTGGAGAGAAAACTAATTTCTAAATTACCAAAAGTTTTGACACGACTATAAATTAATTAAAGGATGATATAATTATGGGATTACCAAAATTAAATACACCAACATATGAGTTGGTGTTACCTTCTACAGAAGAAACAATCAAATACAGACCATTTCTTGTCAAAGAACAAAAGCTTTTGCTTTTAGCACAAGAAAGTGAAAACAAAAAAGAGATGTTAGATGCAATTTCACAAATTATAGAAAATTGTACTTTCGGAAAAATAAACAGCAAAGAAGCATATATATTTGATGTTGAATATGTATTTCTACAAATAAGAAGAAAATCAATTGGAGACAAAATTACTCTAAATCTTTTATGCAATGATGATGGTATAACAAGAGTACCAACTGAAATAGATTTAAATGATGTTAAAGTTGAAATAGGCGACAATCATACAAATAAAATTCAATTAACAGATGATGTACAACTTATCATGACTTATCCAAGAATTTATACAATTGATAGTATAAATTCAGATAATAGTTATGATATAGTAGTAAAATGTGTGCATCAAATTACTGAAGGCGATAAAATTTATGAAAGAGTAGATATGTCTGATGAAGATTTAATAGAATTTATAGAATCTATGAATACAGATAATTTAAGTAGTGTTTTAGATTTCTTTGATACTATGCCTAAAATAAAACATCAAATAAAAGTGATAAACCCTAACACAAATGTAGAAAATACTATAAATATGGAAGGTATAGAAAGTTTTTTTACATAGCTCTTTCTCATGATAACTTGGGAAATTATTTCCAAACTAACTTTGCTATGATGCAACATCATAACTATAGTTTAGAAGAACTTGAAAATATGATGCCATGGGAAAGAGAAATATACATGGGTTTATTGATACAACATATTGCTGAAGAAAATGAAAAAGTAAAAAAGGAGACTTAAATGAGTTGGAACAATAAAATAAGAGAAGGTGCTAATACATTAGACACTTTAAGATTATTTCCTAGATTTTTTATTGCAACGTACATATATCTTTTTTATGATGTTGTACAATGGTTTATGGTTTTAGAAAATCCAAACACACAACAAGCAGGTCTTGTATCAATCGTAGTTGGTGCTGGAGCAGCATGGTTTGGTCTTTATGTCAATAGTACATCAAGTCCATCACAACCACCAAAAAAAGAGAGTGAATAATTAAATGGCAGAAAAAAATAAATTACCAATTCTACACTATTTAGCAGATAGAAAAAGTAGCAAAGTTTCTGAAAACATACTGAAAACAGAAGAAGAGCGTTTTGAATTGGAAACAAGATTAGGAAAAAAACAAGATGAATATCTAAACTTAGATATAGACAAACTTAAAAAAGAAAAATCCAGTAAACCTAGCAAAATTGGCGACTTTGTAAGAAAAATTGCTGATGCAGAATTTCTTGTGCCTTCATTCATTCAAGACTTTTTAAGAAAAGGCGAAGATGAAGGAAAAGATGTAGCTAGCAGACTAGATAATATTACATCATCAATAATCGGTAGTATTACAGATAAATTTAGAACTAGAGATGCGCTAGCAGCAAAAGCACAGGGACTAACTGTAAAAGAACTTAGAGAACAAACAAAACTTAATAAGCAAAAATCAAAAGATGACTTAGCATCTGATAAACAATCAGCAAATCAAGCTAAATTTATGCAAACTGCTATGATGGACAACATCAATACAGAAATTCTTGAACAACTTGATGATACGAACAAAAATATTTTACTTGGAAATGAAAACTATTATACACGAGTAATAGAAATACTTAAACAACAAGATTCTTCTTCGCCAACTATTCAAAAAGGTATATTAAAGCAAATAACAGACTTAGCAAAACATGCTACAACAGGAAATAGTCTTAGAGTACATGATGCCAATGTAACTGAAAGACTAGACGAAGCTAACAAACATTATGAAGACCAAATGGAGTTTTCTAAAGATAACAGAAGGGAAGCTAAAATACAGGCACAAAAAGATGGAGAGTCTCAAAAAGAATTACTAAATGCAACAAAAGCAGGTGGCGCTGGTATGGTAACTGCTGGTGGTGCAGATGCTGATAAAGGTGGTGGATTATTATCAGGTGATAATATCCTAAAGGCTGCTGGAACAGTTCAAGCGTTTCGTGGTCTTAAAGGAATTGGTGGTTTGCTTTCAAAACTTAAAAATGTAGTTGGTCTTGGTGGCGCCGCTAAAGCTGGTATGATAACAGGGGTTGGGAAAGGTGGTACAGCATTAGCTCTTGGTGGTGGTAAAGCATTACTCGCTGGTGGTGCAGCTAAAGGTTTACTCATAGGTGCAATGACTACAGCTCTACCAGTACTTCTTGCTGGTGCAATTGGCATTGGATTATTTAAAGGTGTGAAAGGATTAATGGAAAGACGTAAAGAATTTAATGCAATGTCACCAGAAGAACAAAAAATAGAGTTAGCACGGCGAAAACAACAATTGGTAGATATGGGATTCATGGGCACAAAAAAAGATGATAAAAAAATTATAAAAGACCAAGCAGATAAGAAAAGTTTAGGTTTTGTACCAGTAAATTCTAAATTAAAAAGTGATGCTTTAGAAAAAGTTAGTCAAGAATCAAAAGACCTTAAAGGAAAAAAAGAGAAGAGAGATGGTATGATAAACATTGCCAACAGCAATAGCCAAGTTGTCAAAAATGATTCTGTCAATAACTATACTCCACCAGTCGTTGACCACAGTAGAATTTTATTTAGAATGGGCCATAATGGTTAATTAATCACAAACATCAATATAACAACAAATAGAAGTACCAATAAAGCTTTCCCAACCAAACCACTACCTAAAGATAATAGAGGTTGCATAGACTTATCATACTTTTTGAGATATTCTGCTTTTGAACTTTGTTTTTGTCTTTTCATAATAATGGACTCCGAGTTTTTTAAAGGGGAACTTAAAGAAGTCCCCTCTAAGTTTAAGACCTACTCTTGAGCAAGTTTTTCAAAGTAAGACATAGCATTTTCACCATCATCATCAGATGATGTAGTATCACTACTAACTGATGGTGCAGTATCGCTATCAACTGATGGGGCAGGTGCAGTTTCAGTTAAATCAGCAGCATTACCCACAGTAGTAGTACCTGCAATTACTCTATCAAACCTTTCTTTCAATTCATCATATGATTTGAAATTAGTTGCAGAAGTAAATTCAGCAAGTGAGTATTGTTGATGCCAGAGTTCTTCCAATTTCTTGTCATCTCCGTCAATAACAGCACTAGGTTTTTCGAATTCTGATTTATCATAGTTCCAATAACCATCTACTTTTCTAATTTTTAATTTGAAATTAGCACCTTTCCAGAAATCAAATGGATTTACTGGTGACTCATCTTCAAATTGTGGTTGCATTGCTTCCATCAATTTGTCAAAGATTTTCTTTCCATATTTGAAAAGTTTTACTTTACCTTCCTGTTCTGGGTGTTTGGGGTCGCTTACTACTAAAATATTAGAATAGTAATTAAGTTTCCTCTTTCTCTTTCTTGCAAGTTCTTTGTCTGGCTCATTTCCAGTATTCCAAAGAAGTGTGTTTGCTTCAGAGACAGGGTCTTTCCCATTCATAGTTGTTAATGAATTTTCAATGTACCATTGTCCAGTTGGGCCTTGAAAAGCATGACTCCAAACCTTAGACCATGGCATATCTTCATTATCTGGTGCTGGTAAAAATCTGATAACAGCATAACCATTTCCTGTTTTATCAAGTTCTGGTTTCCAAAATCTTTCATCAACAAAACTTTTCTTGTCAATGGGTGCAGTTTCTTTTTCAACTGCTGTAAGTAGTTTATCTAAACCACTATTTCGTTTCAATGATTCTAACGACATATCGTATTCTCCTTATGTGTACATATTTGTCTTATCCAAGTTCTTTCATGATATAAAACATATTAAGTATATTATAACTTATTTTGTATCGTTTGTCAAGTCCCCTAAACTATCTTCTGAAATAGTCCAGAT